CGAGATCTACCAGGCCAAGACCGGGAAGACTGCTGAGGAGATCGCTCAGCTGCTCGCCGACGAGACCTACTTCGACGCGGCAGAGGCCCTTGCCGCTGGCTTCGCCGATGAGATCGACGAGACGCCGGTGGGGGCCGAGGACCGGGGCACGACCTTCATGCTCAACGCAGTCCCCTTCCCGCGGGAGATGGTTCCCGGGGCGATCCTCGCCATGGCGACCCCTCAGTCTCCCGAGATCGAGCAGTTGACGGTGCTGACCAGGGAGACGCTGGAAGATCGGGCCCCTGAGCTGCTGGCTGCTCTCCTGGCCGAGGGCCGCCTGGCCGAGCGAGCCGACCAGGCCGCCGCTCCCCAGGCCACCATTACCAGGGAGCTTTTGGCCAGTCAGGCCCCCGCCCTGCTCTCCGCCCTCCTGGCCGAGGGGGGGGCGCAGGCCCGGGCCGATGCCACCATCGCTGAGCGCAATCGGTTGCAGGCCATCGAGAACATGGCCCACCTGGGGCACCGGGAGCTGACCGCCCGCGCCAAGTACGGCGCCGAGGGGGTCGAGCCGCTGAGCCCCGAGGCGTACGCGATGGCGGTCCTCGCCGCCGAGCGGAAGCGGAAGGCCGCCTACCGAGAGGACGCCGCCGCCGACGCCGCTGACAGCTTCGTCCCCTCGGCGACGCCTCCGGACCGTGGCACCGCCGACGCAGCCTACCGCAACCACCTCATCAAGGTCGGGGCCGAAGCCAGCTCCGCCGGCAGGAGACAGAAATGAGCGAGACCTTCACCCCCGACAACCTCTTCGGTGGCGCCGTGCTGCCCATCCCGTCCTCCGGCGAGACCCTCGAGCTCGGCCAGAACCGGATCCGTGGGACCGTGCTCGGCAAGGTCAAGCGGATCATCGGCCTCGCGGAGGCCGACCGCACGAACACTGGCGAGGGAACGATCGGGTCCGAGGCCCTCGGGCCCAAGTCGAAGATCGGCACCTACCACCTGACCTGCATCGCCGCCGGCCCCCCCGCCGTCTTCCAGGTCGTGGACCCGGACGGGATCCGCCTGGCCGACGCCGAGGCCGAGGTGCCCTACGCCGGCCCGATCGCGTTCCTGGTCGAGGCGTACGGCACGGCGTTCGCCCTCGACGACGCCTTCACCGTCGAGGTCGAGGCCGGCTCCGGCGAGGTCAAGCTCGCGGACAAGGACGCCGTCGACGGCAGCGAGGACCTCTACGGGATCCTCGCCGAGGACACCGACGCCACCGCGGCGGCCGCCGCCTGCCCGGTCTACCTCGGGGGCGAGTTCTCCGAGGCCGCCCTGACCTTCGCCGCCGGCGAGGACGCGGACGACTACCGCGACGAGGGTCGGCTGCTCGGGATCCTCTTCCGCACCAACGGCTGATCGAGCTCGAGCTCGGCACCTACCACCGCAACAAGGAGACCGGGCCGCTGGCCCGCATGAGCTCAGGAGGCTGAGATGGCCATCGACCTGTTCGACCCCCGCACCATGGGGCAGATGCTCGAGGAGAGGAAGGCGCCCCGGACCTTCGTTCGGGACACCTTCTTCTCGAACCGCCAGCCGCGCGACACCGAGTTCGTCGACTTCGACGTCGAGACCAAGGTGCGGAAGCTGGCCCCGTTCAGCAGCCTGAAGCTGGCCGGGAGGGTCATGGATGACGACGGGTTCGTCACCAAGACCTTCACCCCGCCGCTGGTGAACCCCAAGAAGATCACCACCGCCGAGCAGCTGCAGAAGCGGGTCGCGGGGGAGCCGATCTACGGCGGGATGAGCCCGGACGAGCGCGCCAGCCAGAAGCTCGGCAAGGACCTCGGCGAGCTCGACGACATGATCATCCGCCGCGAGGAGCTGATGTGCATCGAGGCCGTCTTCGATGGGCAGGTCACGGTCATCGGTGAGGGCGTGGACGCGGTGGTGAGCTTCAGCCGCCCCGCCGGCAACGTCATCGCCCTGCCCGCGGCCGCCCAGCGCTGGAGCGCCGGCACCGCGGACATCCCCAAGGACCTCCGCGACTGGCGGCGGATCTGCGTCAAGCAGTGCGGCGTCGCCCCCGACGTCGGGATCCTGGGGTCCGAGGTCGCCGACGCCCTGCTGAACAACAGCGGGCTGCGGGCCATGCTCGACACCATGCGCCTCGACCTCGGCCAGATCTCCCCCGAGATCCTGGCGATGCCCGGGGTCACCTACCTCGGCCGCCTGAAGGGCACCGGGATCGACCTCTACTCGTACGACGAGTGGTACGTCGACCCGACCGACGGCGTCGAGAAGGCGATGGTCCCGGCCAAGAAGGTGCTGCTGGGCAGCACGCAGGCCCGCACCGAGCTCGCCTACGGGGCCGTCCCCGTGGCGCTGGGCGAGGGCTCCGGCTCCACGATCACCATGATCGCCGGCGAGCGGGTCCCCGAGAGCTGGACCAACAAGGAGCCGGCCGCCCGGTTCGTGAAGGTCAGCTCCCGGCCGCTGCCGATCCCGATCCAGATCGGCGCCTTCCTGGTCGCCACCGTCATCGCCTAGCACCCTCTCGGCGGAGGGGCCATGACCCTGCGGGACCAGATCACCCTCGACCTCCCGGTCTTCCTGGAGCCCGGGGAGTTCGCCGAGCAGCTCACCGTGGATGGCGTCCTCGTGACGTGCGTCTTCGACGAGGACTCGACGATCCCCCGGACTCAGGGGCCGGAGGCCGAGGGGGTCTTCACCCTCAGCTCCAGCCTCTTCTGTCAGGTGCAGGACCTGGTCCCCCGACCAGTGGAGGGGCAGCAGCTCCTCATCGGCGCACAGCGCTGGTACGTCCGGCGGGTGGCCGAGGCTCAGGGCATGCTCCGCCTGGAGCTCGAGCGGCAGGAGACCTGACCATGGTGGCCTTCTCCGAGCAGCAGATCGATCGGGCAGTGAAGATGCTCGAGCACCTGCCCGGAGAAGCCCCGAAGGCGCTGGCGCGAGCCATGAACCGGGCGACAGAGAATGCCCGGACTGAGGCTGCCCGGCGGATCTCCAGGCGCTACGCGATCAAGATCAGCGCCGCCAAGCGGAAGATGGGCAAGGTGAAGCTCGCCTCGCCCCAGCGGCTCATCGCTCAGTTCGTGACCGTCGACCGTCGACCTGGTCTGTACCTGTTCGGCCCCCATCCGGCTGAGCCGGGCACCGGCGGGCCGGGCAAGCGCTCGCTGAAGGTGCGTGTCCTCCGGGAGAACTCGCCGAAGAAGATCCGGGCGGCGTTCATCGCTCCCCTGCGGAGCGGGAACATCCACGTCACCAAGCGGATCCCCGACACCCGGATGGCCAGCAATCCCAAGAAGGAGAAGGTCCGGGCGCTCTACGGGCCGGCGGTGCCGCAGATGCTCGGGCAGGAATCGGTCCTCGCCGAGGTCGAGCGGGTCGCTGCTGAGCGGCTCGACGCCAGGCTCGACCATGAGATCGCCAGGGTTCTGGGCAGGGTGCGATGACCGTCGACGACCTGATCACGCGCCTGATCGCCTGGCTGCCGGCCCAGTTGGTGGACCTGCACCTCGAGTCAGCTGGCGGGACCTACGGCCCCCCGGTCCTGGTCTACGGCGTCCTCCCGCCCAAGAGGGCGCCGTCGGAGCCGCAGCCCCCGCTGATCATCGTGCGGCCCGTGAGCGGGACCGACACGGACGACGGAAGCCGGATCGTCGTCCGCTTCCTGGTCGAAACGTACTCCGAGGATCAGGCCGGGCTCCGGGACCAGGTCAACGTCCTGCAGCGGCTCCGGTCTGCGCTGGCTGGACAGCGGACCCTCGGGCCGTTCCACCTCGAGCTGCCGATGCAGTGGCAGCTGTTCGACGAGCAGCCGCAGCCGATCTGGGCTGCCTACCTCACCACGACCTGGACTCAGCCCGCCATCGAGTGGATGGGCGCGACGGAATAGCGGCCGGAGCCGCCGGAGGATTCGATGACCTCATACCTGCACGGCGTCTACGTCGGCGAAGCCCCGACCTCGATCCGCCCCCCGGTCACTGCTGACGCGGGCCTGCCCTGCGTCGTCGGCGCTGCCCCGGTCTGCCTGGGCACCCGCGCCAACGTCAACAAGCCCGTGCTCTGCATGAGCTACGCCGAGTTCCTGACCAAGTTCGGGACCGGGCCGGTGGCGGACTACAGCCTGTCGGAGTTCGCCAAGGTCTACTTCAGCTACGGGGTCGGGCCGATCGTCGTCATCAACGTCCTCGACCCGGCGGACCTCGACCACATGACCGCGGTCCCCCGGGCGGCCTTCGCCTGGACCAGCGGGCAGCTGAGCCAGACGATCGCCATCCACGGGATCGACCACACGACCGTCGTGATCGACGACGGCGCTGCTCCGACGCCGACGCCCTACCCCCTGACCACCGGCTACACCCTGGCCTACGATGACGACGGCTACACCGTGGTCACCCGCCTGGCAGGTGGAGCGATGGGCTCGGGCGCGCTCCCCGCCTGCATGCTGACCTACTCCAAGATGAAGCCGTCGGGCGTGGTCGCCGCCGATGTGATCGGCTCGGTCACCGGCGGCGGCGTGGCGAAGGGCCTCTACTGCCTCGAGG